CAGCACCATCAGCACTAGGCCGGGGTCGTTCTCTTGGTAGTCGACGACCTTGTATGTGATCGAGTCGACGCGGATCTGGTCGCCTGCTGCGGCGGTGGTCGGGATGTTCTCGGCATCCGTTAGGATCGTCGAGCGGAAGCGGGAGGTAGTGACACCGCCGACACCAGAGACCTCGACTTCGGTGCGGTCATAGATCCCGAGAAACGTGCCGGTGCCCCACGTCAGCGCTTCAACGCTCACGGCGAAGTCAGAGAAAAACACGCCCATGTCGGCGGCGCTGAAGTTCACTTGTTGGCCTTGCGCACTTGAGAGCGGCGAGGCTCGACGTCTTGGATGTCCTCGGGAGCGAGTCGCGCTTTACCGATTGACACCAGCACGTGTGCGTCATTTTCCGACGCATCCACCACGGAAAACGCAGGCACGGCGATGCCTCCGCAGACGGTGTCCGCAGTGATGAGGATTCGTTTCATGGGTTGCCCCAGTGAGAAAAAGAAAAAGGCCAGGCCCGCGGTAAAGCGAGCCCAGCCTCTAGAGCGTCAAAGCATCAAACAGTCAACGCGTCCAGCATCGCGGCAAAGCTCTCAGGGTGACGGACAGCAACGTCCACATCCTGAAGCGCTACGACGCGAACGGTGCCGGCGGTGGAGCCGGTGTAGGGATCGACCAGCAGATCAAGCCCAGACCACATGCCGATCATCAGATCGCGCCAGTTGCCGAAGAAGATCGCCGAGCAGGTCGAACCCGAGGTGCCCTTCACGAGCGTGGAGGAGACTTGGTTGGTGATGACCGCGTTGTAGCCGTTCAGCGGCGTCGAGCCCTCGGTGTACACGAACATGCCGGTGTTAGTGGCCTTCTCAACCGCCTTGAGCTTGCCGCGCACTTTCGCGTTGGTGCAGTAGGCAAGATTGCCCACGTCGGCGTTGGCAACCGCCACCGCGCTTTCCAGCGCGATGATGTTGGCCCAGCTTGGCGCCGCGCCGTTCGTGCCGCCAGCAACGGAACCGATACCGGCGGTCGCTGCCACCCCGGTCGGCTGGTTCGATGCGCCGCTGCCATGCAATGCGACGCGGTCGATTTCCAGCGCGAGGATCGTGGCCAGATCGTTACGGACGAACGACTCGACATCGATGGAGGTTTGCAGCGTCAGCCTGCGGCTGAAATCCGTAAACGCACCGACGGTCTTCGGTGACAGAGTCACCTGGTCGAACGCCTGTTGCGACTCGGTCGGCGCACCGTTCTCAGCAACCCAGTACGCGGTCGCTGCGGTGGTGTGACGCGGGATCGCCACGTTGCCGTTCAGCCCGCTCATCACGGTGCCAACCTGCATCATGTAGCTGCGGTTGCGCAGAAGCGTGATGAAGTCGCCGGCCATCAGGTCGGTCTGTACGGTGTGGCCTCCAGCGGTGCTGGTGCCCACGAGCAGGTCACGAGCGAGGACGTCGATCGGCACGGTGATGCCGCGGCTTGCACGGCCGAGCCTTTCGGCAGCCGCACGGCTGGCCTCGAACTCAAACGCAGCAGCTTCCTGCGCGCGACGATCGGTCGGGTTGGCAAGCGCGTTGATAGCGCGAACGAACGAGAACGAGCGGACCTCGCGATCCGACATGCCGATGTCGCTGGACGGCACGGGACGCGTGCGCTCCAGGTGCTCGATCACCGAGGCGCGGAACTGGTCGAGGCCGAGGCCGCCGTCGATGGCGCGCTCTGCCAGGTCAACCACTTTAAACGTGTCGCCGAGTTTGCGGATGCCACGCACGCGATCAAGCTCGCGATTGCGGACGTCGTTTTCGAGAACGCGCACATCGACGGCGGGTGCCGGCGCAGGCGCGACTACAGGCTGGATGTTTTCCATTTGAACTTCCTCAAAAAGTTGATGAATCAGAACGGGAGCGAAATCGCTGCCGCTGGCGCGTCCGATGCCGACGGTCACGTCTGCAGGAATGGACACGAGGGAGACCTCGAGCGGCTCCCAGTCCACGGCCCGAAACACGTCCGGTGCGGCACCTTTGCCGACCCGTTCCTGCTTCATCTCGTGGATGCGGTAGCCAACGCTCACGCTTCGCCGGATGCCGTCGACGACGTCGTTGAAGATCTCGCTTGCGCGCTGCCCACGTCCGAAACGGACACGGACCCGGCCCCGCCGGTCGCCATCAATCGAGACGCTTTCAACAACGCCGACTTGATCCGTCGGGTTGTGATCGACCAAGACCGGCCCGCCGTTTTCGAGACGCCCAGTGCGTATCGATGTTGGCGAGTGGTCGAGGATTTCAGTGCCGAAGCTCCGGTCGACCGGCTCCTCGGAGGAGAACGCAAGCTCTACAGTTCGCGCCTCGGTGTTGATCGAGTCGCGCGCTACATCAAGCGCTCGGAATTGCACAGGCAGATCAAGGCTGCGGTTCATTGCTGCCACCATTGGTTGCGGGTTGTTGCTGCTGAATCGAGATGCCGAGCTGATCAAGGCGCGCTTGTTCGGCGGCCAGCTCGCGCCACACGTCGTCGGGATCGCGGCCCTGCTCGCGGATGACTTCGCCGCGCGACTTGAGGCCGTTGTTGATTGCGGTGACGTTTGCGTCCGTGTCTTTCAGCGGATCCACCCACGACCAGCGGCGCGGCTGAAAGCTCGCCGACTTGTAGCGGTCGATGTCTTGCGACCGGAGGCTGCCGCCGCCGGGAAGTGCTACGGCGTTTTGCAGGCCGATTGCGGTGTCAATCCACGTCTCGTAAACCGGACGGACAAACCCTTCGATGAACCACGTCTGTAATGACTTCCACGCTTCGCGGTCTTCAAGAACACCCGCTCGGATCGAGCTGTAGTTCACGCCCTCAAGGTCGTTTGAGAGGCCGGCATAGGACACGCCGAGGCCGGCGCTGATGCCGCGTAGGCACGCCTTCGTAAACTCCCCGAACTGTTGGTGCGGGTAGTCAGGGTTAAACGATGTGAACGACGTGCCGGCCGGCAGCTGCTCGAACGTGCCAGGCGCAACGTCCGTGATGACTGCACCGTCTGCGTCGTTATCGCTGCCCGTGTATCCGTCACCTGCTGCGCTGGTGAAGAAACCCATCTTTGCGGCGCCAACCCGAGCGGCCGTGATCGCCGCCTCCTCGTAGCCGGCCAGCATCTGCAGCCGTGGCAATGCCGTTGCCAGCATCGGGAACCCGCGCAGCTGGCCGACGTACTCAGGCACGAACAAGTGCAGCACGTCCTGCGCCGGGACTGCGGTGTGCCCTTGGTCACCCTTGAACCAATAGCTGAGCGCACGCCCGACGGCGTCGACTTCGATTCCGAACCGGATCCGATTCCGCCCGTGCTGGGGATCCACGTTTAGCTCGACGTCCAGCAGCTCGGGATCCATCGCCAGCAGCGAGAACCCGTACGGGTTGCGCGCGTTGCGGTTCACGATGGCGATAAACTCTCCATCGACTGCCACGCTGGCCAGCGCCAGTTGCTGCATCTGCACCCACGAGAGCCTGCCGGCCGAGTCGCAGGTAGACGCCCTGCCCCACTTCTGAAACGCCGCCTCGATGGCGTCGTTCGCGCTGGTGTCTAGCGGCCCGTATTGCGCGGCAAACGCTGCCGAGTTCTCGACGGTCGACTGGATCACAATCCCGTTTGGCCCGACCACGTTGGACTTGACCAGCTGCACAAAGCGGCTGGCGTAATCGTTGTTGCGGTATTGCTCTCGGCTGCGTGCGCGCAGCACGCGGAGGTTTTTCTGCGTGACGTCGTGGACCGAGACGACTGTGGTCGTCCACGTCGAGGTCAGGCGATCAGGTGCACCCGCGGTGTAATAACGCGACGCGGGCTGAAAGCCGCGCACGGCTGATCCTCCGGCGGTTGTTTTTCGCCGGAACAAATCGAGCAGGCCCACGCTACATCCTCACGCGGATGGTGCCGGTGGCCCCCATCCCTGCGGCGATCTTCTGTGCCTTCTCTTCCGCCGCTACCTCGGCCTTGTACTTATCGCGCCAGGTGAGCAGCTGCTCGGGATTCATCTTGGAGATGGACCGGCCGCCGATGGAGTAGGCCAGCTGATCCGACGACGCCCTGCCTTCGAGCGTGGCCTCTAGTGCATCGAGCGTGCGCTGCACATGCGAGCGGCCATCCACGGCGCCGGTGGCAAAGTTGGCCTCGACTTTCATCTGGCCGGACGCAACGGTGTAGCGCTCGGACGTTGAGGACTTCGTGACGTATGCCTGCCACGCGTACTGGCCCGCAGCGTAGGCGGCGGTGGTGGCGGCTGAGAGAGTGACGAGGTGCTTGCCGTCGCCGTTGTCCGTTCCGGTGATCGAGAGCCGGATGCCGTCCCGCACGATGGAGTACGTGAGCACCCAACCGCTGGCCGGCAGATACTGCGGCAGGTCTTTCGTCCACGACGCCGAATCTCCGGCGACGATCCGTGACGGCTCCACAATTTCTGTCATTTCTTCCACCCCGTGGACCATGCACCGCTCGGCCTGCGCGCGTGCGCTGGCTTGCGGGTTTGGACGATTCGATTGATTGGGTCGTCAGTCGGCGCAGCAGATGGCGCCTGCCGGTCCTGAACGCGACGCGATACGGCAGACCAGACGGGATTCAGTATTCGGAGCGCCGCATATGCGTAGACGCGGCAGTCGAGCGCCTCATTTCGTGCGCGGACTTTCACCCACTCCCGGCGTGGAAATCCTTTGCTGTAGCGCGTAACGATTCGCTCGGCAGTGAGCTGCAAGAAGTAGTCGTCGGAACGCTCAAATGGAAAGTGACAATAGCCCGGCCCGACGTCGTCGATTTTCAATCGTGAGTAAATGGTGCCCTTTGCGTCATCGACCCCGACCAGGTGCAGGTCCACTTTCCGGTTCCCGCCGCCCTGGTGCTTTCGGCTGAGCGTCACCACCGGACGGCCAACGCCTGCCACGCCCTTCAGCGCGAACACCCGGCGCATCGCTCGCCGCTTGCAGTAGTCGTAGACCACCTGTGTGTGCGAGCCGCCGGAGTCGATGCCGGTGGCGGTGATGTGCAGCGCTGTTCCGGATTCGTGACCGTATGTGCGCGTAAGCGCCACATCAAGCGCATTCCAGACGTCGCCTCTGGCCGGATCGCCATGGATCACGAGGTAGTCAATCGACCACGATTCCTCGCCGTCACCCCACGCGACCACCTCCATCTCAAGGCGGTCGGACTGGACGTCAACGCCGGCGGTCAGCAGCACCGCTCGATCCGGCACCTCGGCTGCGTATTCCTCTCGGCGTGCCAGTAGGCCGGTGTCATCAACACCCTCGCCGCTGTCTTCCCACGTCTCGCCGAGGCTCGTGTTAACCCAGGTCTTCAACGTTTCGGGTGAGCGCTTCGCATCGATGAACGCCTGTGCGATCCCGCCAAGCGTGGCCCACGGCGAGTACAGCTCGGAGAGATGGAACCCAGCGCGACCAGTGAATGGCGCCGTTGCGCGCCACTCGCCTCGGCGCACCATCGCGATCCGCTGGCCGTCGTTCAGCAGGCCCCCACAGTGTTCGCACGCGTACTGCGCTTTCTGAGGTTCACCGGATGGCCATGAGACGCTGGACCACTTCAGCACCTGGTGTTCGCCGCAATGCAGGCACGGCACGAAGAAGCGCCGCTGGTCGGAGGCCTCAAACTCCAGCTCGATGCGACTGGCGCCTTTCACCGTTGGCGTGGACGTCAGCAGTATTTTCCGGTTCCAAAAAGTCGCCGTTCTTTTTTTCGCTAGGTTGACCGGGTCGCCCTCGGTCCCAGCTGAAACCGGGTAGCGGTCCACTTCATCGCAGAGGAGAATCCGGATTGGACGCGACGCGAGACTTGCTGGCGAGTTGGCGCCGGCCAGCGTGATATGCCCGCCGGGAAAGATCTTGTGCAGCAGCGTATTCGATGACTCGCGCCGGCCGCCGACATGCACCAGTTCAGACAGGCAGCTGGTGTCTCGCATCATTGGTGCGAGCCTGTCCTTGCTCCACGCCTGCGCCATTTCAATGGTCGGCTGCAGTACGAGGATCGGGCACGGATCCCGGTGCATCAGGTAGCCGACCAGGTTGTTGATAACCTCGGTCTTCCCAACCTGCGCAGACGACATCACCACCACCGTCTCGACGCGTGGATCAGATATAGAGTCCATGATCCCGCGCTGGTATTCGGCCCGGCTAGTGATCCACTTCCCCGGCTCCGCACTGGCTTCGCTCGACAACTGCCGATGCGTATCCGCCCACTCCGAAACGGTTTGTTTCGGTGGCGGTGCGACCGCGGCGAAGCAGGACGAGACGAGGCTATTCGCTCTCTTCTGGTCCATCGTCCTCCACCGTCTCGCGGGTCAGCTCAGCCAGCGCCTCAAGCACGCCTGCCTCGATGGCGTCTTTCACCTCAACCGTGTCGGTCGAACCGATCAGGATTGGCGTCAGCTTGGTTGGTAGTGACAGCAACCGAGCGCGCACTCGGCGGAACGCATCCGACACCGAGCGCGTCACGTCCTCTGCACGGATCAAATCGCCGCGCACCTCTTGCTCGTCCAGCTCGGCCTTGTTCGCCTGGTGGTGTGCAAGTCGAGCGCGCTCTGCGTTTAGCTCAAGGCCATCAGTAGTGGGTTGTGGGGCCTGGCGAATTCGGCCGGCTGCCTTGCCGCGCAGGTTGCGGATGTAGGCCACTCGGCACGCCTCGATGTCCAGCGCGCCCGGTCCTTTTGACGACGGGATGATGCCGTCGCGAAGCATCGTCTTGATTGAGGACAGGCTCAGATCGAGGTGATCTCCCACCTCTTTCATTGTGGCCAATGGGGATCCCCGCTAAGTACATGAAATATATAGGCCGTTTATGCCGGGCCGCTCACACCCGCGAGGCAAAGCTCAGGGAGGACCCGTCAACGCTGAGCAACCCGGATCGCGATTGAGCGCTCGTCGATGCGCCCTCCCGCCGTTGTGACGCGACACGTCACGGTGTACTCGGTGCCGGCCTCGCCGCCGGACAGCCAGATGGTCGCGGTCGTCGTGGTGTTGGTCGTGGCGGTCTGCACGATCCCGGTTGGCACCGTCCAAATCACCGAGGCGATGGTGTCGGTGGTCAGCCACGCGGACCAGTTGATCGGGTAATCAAGCGTTGCTTGCGGGTCTTTAATCGCTGTTCCAATCGTCGCCATTTGATTTCCTCAAGCTGCGACGGCGAGTGAACGATCCTCCGCTGTCACCGTGAACTGTCTTTGCTCAAACGGGACCGACCAGACCCGGCTGCCCTCAACCACAAACGATCGCGCTTCAGCCGAAACAATAAACGACCGGTCTTCCAGCAAGACCGAGAACGTCCGCATTGCCGGCGCAGCCGCAGCCGTGACCACCGTGAGCGTCACGCTGCCCGTTACCGCCATGGGCGCCTGAGCAGCCAGCGGGATCCCCGTTGCCAGTGCAGCCGCACCAGTGACCAACACGCCGTTCGACGCCACCAGGCGGATGCCTGCGGTGATCGCTGCGGTCTGCGTGGTCGCTGTCGATGCTGTGGCCGAAAGCGGGATGGCCGTCGTCAGGCTGGTTGAGGCTGTCGTGCTGACGCTGACGGATGCCGCCAGGCGCACCGCCGTAGTCAGAGATGCTGCCTGAGTGACTGCTACCTGAACCGACGTGGCGAACCGAGTGGCCACGCTTAGTGCGGCCGCCGCTATCACTACTGCCGAGGCCGAGGCGGTGAGGCCCGATGCTGGCGCTGTGAGCGCTACCGAGGCAGTGACGGCTACCGATGCCGCCGCACTGAGCGGGATGCCCGTGGATAGCGCCGTTGATGCCGTGGCAGCCGTTGATGCCGTGGCTGCCAAACGGATAGAACTGGTGAGCGCTGCAATCGTCGTGACTGCTACCGCAACCGAAGCGGAGAGCGCTGCTGCGCCTGCCGTCGTCGTGAGATCTGCTGCCGCCGTGACAGCGGCTGTCACCGATGCTGCGAGCGGGATGGCAGTGGTCAGGCTGGCTGATGCCGTCACCCCAGCCGTGGCAGAGGCCGCCAGACGGATAGCCGACGTGAGCCCAGCGGCCTGCGTGACCGATGCGCTCGCACTCGATGCCAGGCGAACAGCCGTCGTGATCGCCGCGCTCGATGTCGTCGATGCCGCAACGCTTGATGCCAGCGGGATCTGCGTCGAGAGTGCGGCGGCCTGAGTGACCGTCGTACTTGCCGATGCAGCAAGCGGGATGCCGGTGCTCAGCGCCGCTGCGCTGGTGACGCTTACCGATGCGGCAGCATCAAGCGCGGCGCCGGCGACGGCTGCACTTTCAAACGCCGTTGATTGAAACGCGCCGGATTCAAATGCCACGCCTTACTCCGCCGGCAAGCCGGCCATGTATTCCAGATACCCGGGATCCGCGGTGACTGCCACGCACACAAAACCCGCAGGGATTTCCGCGCCCGTCTCGACAAGCATCAGCTCACCTGCGGCGTTTTGGAGCACATCCCACGTCACAGGTCGGTCTCCAGATACATTTTGTTCAGTGCGAGCGTTTTGGCCGTCGTGCCTGTAACCGACTGAGTGTGCGCCTGCATGTACATAAAGTTCGGGATGGCAGGAAGCGTGGCCGTGGCGCTGACGTCGTCCACGTAGATCGTGCCCGTCATGGCATCGGCCAATCGGAAATACATGATCGCGCCGTTCGGCGGGCAAAAAATGTAGAGGTCGAGAATCTGCCCCGCCGTGATGGTGCAGGTGGAGGATACTTTGGTGCCTGCCGTCGCGTTGCGAGTGAACAGTTGCCAAACAGAATCGGCCGAATCTTTAATCAAACCCACGCTGTTGTTAAACGCCGTGGCCGAAGGATCTGTAGCCATCGCAATGCTGTTTGCACTGAGCCCGACAAAAACGCGCAGGTCTGCTGCCAGCGTCTCGATTCCAAATCGAGCGCCGAAAAAGAAGCCACCGAGGCCAGCCGCATTCCCCCGCCACGCAACAGTCGAGTTTGTAACGGTTCCACTCGCACCTGTCGCTGTCGTGCCGGTGCCAAAACGCGCCCGCTTCATCGAAAGCATCGCGCTGGTGTTTGCCTGCGCAGGAGTGTCTTGTGCCGCGCCGGTGCCCACGTTGCGTGCGGTGTACAACACCCCGATGGCGGTTTGTTGGGTGGTCGCTAAAGGCATCCACATCACAATCGTGTTGCCAAAAAACGCAGGCTGATAGGCGACGTCCACACCGGCCGGCCCGATTGTATTCAGAGTGGCGCGGTTGGCTCGCGTCTTTGCAAAGATCCGCAGTTGCCCTGCGGCTGGCGCGGCCGGAGTCGTGACATCCGGAATATCGAGGTGGCTTGTGATCGTGTGATCTGCGTTCCAGTTGGACGGCTGGACGAGCGTTGCGTCGCCGCCGTCAGTCTTGCCGGATGTAAACGCGTGCGTGACCGGCATAGGTCAGGCTCAAGCGAAAGTCAGGACGAGCGCGGCGGCTGCGAACGATGGTGCGGCGTCGCCGTTGTTGATCGTTTTCGACGTGGTCAGCGCGCCGTGGAAGAGCAAGTTTCCGGCGGTCGATGCATCCCAGACGCTCCAGTGCGTGACGGTGCCCCAGCTCGCGGTCGGAGCGGGAAAATCCACCACTCCGTTGTTGCTCGTAACGCCGCCCGTGCCGCTGGATGCCGCGGTGCTGGCCGTTGACTGCGTGCCGGCGAAGTTAGCCAGTGATGCGGTGACGGCCTTGCGCGCATAGCTGCCGCCGGTGACTTCCGTGCCGCCGCCTGCATCCGTGGTTGCGGTGGTGTGCAACCCGAAATACAACGTCACCGGTGCGGTGAAAGCCTGGCCGCGCAGGGTGAGGTCTACGAGTTTGTTTTCGAGATAGTCACTCATTGCAGCCATGGTTCAGCTCCGCTCAAGTTCGTCAATGCGCCGATGCGCGCGGGAAATAGTTTCTTCGTGGCGGTCGATGTGAGACCGCAAATAGTCAATATGAACAATCAGCGCGGCGATGGTGCGCTGGCTCGAAATGTTGCCGGCAATGGCGCCCGTGACGATTGACACAAGGATTGCCATCACGACCGTGCCGACGATGGCGTTGATTTCCACTGCTACCGCACCGGCTGGGTTGTGATGCAACGCAGCGCAGCGTTCAGCGCGGCGATTAGGATCAAGCCCGGACCCGTTGCGACCGCCGGGATCGCGTCAGGTGCGGCTGTGAGTGCTGCACCCACCGCGGCGGTTGCGACGGCCGCCCAGATGGTGCGCGAGCGGCGAACCTTTTTTGGTGCGATTGATTCAGCCATTGTCGTCAGGCCTCACTGCTAAAACGTTGGATACAAAAAATGGCCCCCAATCGGCGAGGCATTCACTGCACTCGGCGAACACCTGGTTACCGATGACGCTGATGCGGAAGTGCCACGACTGCTCGCCGCAGTTGCACCGGAGCTTCTGCACTTCTGATTCGGCGCTGCGTCGGGTTTGCTTGATCGGTTTGAGCGTGGACATGTCACCCCCGCGGACGCACCTGCCGGATATCGCACCGATGCCGTTCAACTTCGCCATGCTCGGCGTCGAGCACGATCACGTACATGTCGCGGCCGGCGCGGTAGCCCTGAGCGCTATGCCAGGCATCTTTCGCAGCCAGCGTGCGGAAACTTTCCACCACCACGCCACGCAGCTCGGTCTTGCTGGTGTGGTGGATGTGGCCGGTGTACCAATATCTGTGACTGGCCCGCCCCCACGACTCAGGCCGATCTGCGGCCATCAACTCGCCCAGCGCCGTAAGCTTCACGGTGTCGCCGTGCGTGATGCCGATGAGGTTCCGCCCAAACTCGATGTAGTGAAACTTTGACGCCGTCGGATGCACCAGCACGCGCGGCTCAGCGTGGAACCATGCTTCGAGGAACGCGCTTAGCATCACCGAGCTGTGGTCGTCGTGGTTGCCAATGCTGCACACCACCTCGACCGTCTGATGTTTGCGAAGTGCCAACTCGATCAGTGAAACCATCAGTTGGCAGCCAAGCTTGAGAACCCGCGGCCACCTCGTGTCGACGTCCAGCTTGTTGCCGGACTTGGTGAGCTGGCTCAGGCTGTCGGCGTGGAAGAAGTCGCCCAGGTTCACGATCAGCGCACGCTCGGATCGTGGCGCCACCGCCACCAGTCGCTGCGCGGCTGCGGTGAGATCGGCCCGCGCTATCTCGGCGTCGAAGTCTTCGCCTGCTTCAGCCGCCCAGGCATACATCCCGATGTGCGGATCGCCAAGCGGATAGACGCTAAGCAGGCCGGCGGTGTTTCGTGCCGGCGCTTTGATCGGCTTCGCGGATCCCCGAAAGTCGGAGACGAAATCCTCGATGGCCTCGCGCATCGCCTGCGCTGCTTCGTCATCGCGCAGCCGGGACTTCACCCACTGCGCCGCGATCTGGCCCTCGGCGTTGTACAGCGTCGAGACGCCGGAAACCGCGAAGGGCGCAGGCACTGGATGCGTCATGCCGTGCGCTGGCGCCAATCCGGCAATGGCAGCCCTGTCGCGCAGGCGAGCGGCCATTTGCTGAAGCGTGCGGCGGTTTATGCCGAGCTGCTTGGCTGCCTTCTCGACGCCAACTTCGGCGCACAGTCCCATGTTTTTTCGCGTTGCGTCGGTGTCGCACACTGTCAGGATGGCCTGCCAGTCGAAAAGCGGCATCAGTCGCGCGGCCAGAGGCCGGTTTGCATCATCGAGGCCAGCCGCTTTGCGCGGGTTGGCACTTGGCGGCGCCAGGCGCTATCAAGCATCTCGGTGCTGGCTTTGTCGAACTGGCGAGCCGCAAGCGCGGCCCGAAACCGCACAAACTTGGAGAACCCGGCCCAGCCCAAATTCACGACCATGTCTTGCAACACCGCACGGCGCACGTCATCGAGGCCGGCCCAGTACGGCTCCGTCGTAAGCTGCACGGTGGCTTTGTCGATGTCACGGCGCAGCAGCCACTCGGCCTCGGCTTCGCTGATCCCGACGTCGTCGAGGTTGCGGCCGTATCCGATGGTTTGCTTGCCGGCCGAGCACAGGTACGGCTTACGCCGGAACCCCTCGTGGCGCTTCACCAGCTCCAGAACATCCATGCGCGGCACCCGAAAAAAAGCCCGCGTGATGCGGGCTAAAGGAGCGTGAGCAGTTGAAAGACGCAATCTCTCACGCCCATGTCAACACTTCGCGGATGGGTTGGGGAGCCCCAAAGTTCATATATTTTCGAGCGTTGATTGCCACGCTTCGTAGGCGCGGCAGAACGCGTCGAGTGCGGCTTTCCGTGCGCGCTTGCCGACAGGCTCGCCATCGACGAAATGACGTTTTAGTGCTTCGTGGTGGACGCGTTTATTCACCATCAGGACCGACATGATCCAGCCGGTGTGATCGATGCGCACGTCTTTCTCGGTTTGGGTGTAGCTCTCGCGGTAGCCGGATACGTGATCGGAAAACCCCGGCGCCGTGGCTGGATACCACATCCGCCTCACCTCGTTCAGCTCGGCAACGGCCCACTCGCTCACGAGAAACTGCGCCTCGTGATGGTTGATCGACATCAGGTCTCGGCTCGCTGCAAAACGGCGCGGAGCATGGCGAGGCGTTTCTCTTCGCCGGCGATGTCTTCCGGCTCAATGGATGGATTGCGAAGCCGCGCCTCGGTGGCCTCGATGCTGGCTCGGATGGTTGCCACGCGCGCTCGGTAGATCGACGTGACGCCGGCGGATGGTGCGGCGTCCGACTTGCGCGGCTTATGCCGCCAGTTGTCCAGATCAACCCATCGCTTCACCATCAGAATCCCTCCAGCGGCAAACCCGATTTCACCTGCTCCAGTTGGGCCTTGTAGTGCTTGGCAATCTCTTTAACTTCACGCTTTGCCTGTCTTCCGAGAGTCGTGTTAGCCGCACGCTCGGCCAATGCCTGGTACCGGTACAGCCCGAGTTTTACTTGAATGAATGCGACGTGCTCAATCGGATTCGCGGTCATGT